AGCTAGTAGAGAAGCGATGATTTCCTGATCGATCTCTGCTGTGATCTCTTGTGCAAGTGCTTGCATGATTTCTGCTTCTACGTCTAGGCCGTGCATTGAGTTAGCATCTTGTGCTGCTTCGAATGTCCAACGTGCTGATAGCTTACGTGTTTTAGCTTCAACAGTTTGCTTTAGGACTTGGATTGACATACGGCGACCAGCTTCAGCTTCTAGAACTGATGTTGGTGCTGGTGCTGAACCACCAAAGCCTGAATAGCCTGCTGCGATTGCGAATGGTGATAGTGCTTCATCACCAGCGTTAACGCCTGCTGCTGTTTCTGAGTAACGTACACGTAGTGTGTGGATTTGGCCTACTGGGCCAGTCATTGGCTGAACACCAACAAGTTCGTTTGCAATAACAGTTGGCATAACACGACGGATTACTGGAAGGATAACTTTGTTTAGTGTTGCAATGTTTCCTGCCATTGTTGTGCCTGATAGTGCGGCTTCTGAAAGGTAGCTCTTTGTGTTCTCAAGAACTGTTTCCATTACTACCTTTTTGTTGCCTTTTAAACCATCAGTTAGGGCTTCTTTTGCTGCACCCCAGTTTTCAAATAGGTTTTGTGACATTTGGTATACTCCTTATTAATTGATACCAGCTAGTTTTTTAAGGTTAATAATTTCGGCTTCGCTTTCAGTATCCTGTGTGCGGGCCTTGTTACCTGTGATCTCAGTCTTCTGAGTCTCATTGATGATTTGCGCTTTTGGTGCTTTAACTGTTTCGTTAAGCACTGTTGGCAGATACTTGTTGTAAGCAGCCTGTAGTTTTACAGTAGCTACTGACTCAAGTAAGTTTGCCATCAAATCACGCTTATCTTTTGATAGAGGGCTTAGAAGTTCATCCATTTTTGCTTTACGTGCATTTGATTCTGCAATACGTGCTGCTTTTTTATGTTCTGCTTCAATTAGTGCCTCTTTTTCAGAAATTACACTTTGTGATTCAGCAAGTGCTGATTTCACTGATAGTAGTTCCTGTGATAGCTTAGAAATTTGTGTGCCTTCGGCTAGGTGTGAACTCATAAATTCAGCTGCAAATGTTTCGAATAGTTTGCGACCAAACATATTCTCTTTTGCAGTTTGAATGTCTTCTTTAAGTGTTGATAGCTCTGATGTTAGTGTTGATTCTACAATCTTAGCTAGTTTAGCACTTGCTTTTGAGACGAACTCACGTTTAGCTTCAGCAATCATTTCTTTACCTTCTTTCACCAGACGAACTTTTTCTGCAATAAGTTCTTTTTTGTCTTGGTGGAATTCGTTAAGTTCTGAAGTTAGTTGCTCCATTACGAAGTCTTCTAGCTTCTCGAAGTTTGATTCTTGAAGTTTACGATCTTCACGTAGTTCTGCGATTTCTCTTTTTAGAGTTTCCATTACGAACTGATCTAGAAGTGCAGCATGTTCTTTTAGCTTACGCTGATATTCAACTTTTGCTGAAACTGCTGCCTTTTTATCTTCAGCAAATTCTACTAGTTCTGCTTTAATTGTATCTGATAGCATTGCATCTAGTGCTTCCACCATTTGCTCTTTATCTGATTCATAACGATTTGCAAACTCTTCACGTAGTTCTGCTGTGATCTCTTCACGTGCTTCAGTTAGCTTGGAATTCCAAGCCTCTGAAAGTGTTGAACGTACTTCTTCACTTAAAACTTCTGAACTTAGGAGTTGTTCGATTGCATGAGCCATTATCTTCTCCTAATGTCTAGGTTGTTTATAAATTTAAGTACCTCTTCTTGCAGGTACTTTTGTGCGGCTTTATCGTGGTTAGTTGCTTTTGCAACGTCCATTAGAATATTTCCGCGCTTGCCATTCATGATAGCTTCGTATAGTGGGTCTGGATAAGCATCAGGTGCTGATGGGTTAGCCACGATATCAACAGTTTGAATATCAAACTCTGATACTAGACCGCTTTCATTGACGTTGCCGCTACCACGACTTGACACGCCAAGTTTTACTCCATTCTCCAATAATGTGCGACAAATGTTGCCCATTGGGGTTGGTAGTAACTTAAGGCGACCGTAACCATCTGCGCCGTTCATCCACATTTTTTCAATAACGTGACTTACACGGTCTAGGTTAACTTGTAGATCATCTGGATGATCTGCTTCGCCTAAAACTGAATAACCAGATTCGATTTTGCTTTGAACTGATTTAACTGCCTTTGCAATTTCTGATACTGGATAAACTCGTTGGTTTTGATTGCGTTTGTCACCCTGAACAAAGATACCCTCCATGAACAAGTTTTTACCGCCGCGGCCGTCTTCACGTGCCTCGGTTACGATACTTGCTTGATCAAATGTTAGGTGTTCTCTAAGTGGACGCATCTTTTATCTCTTTGCCTTTGGTGCTGCTGATAGACTTGCACCTTCGCCTGGGTGTTTGAAACCTGACATTGATGCTGCTTTTGGTGCTGAACGGCCTGCTTCTTTGCCGCCTGTGAAATCTACTGGGTCAGCTTTTGTATTGTTACCCTTGCCACTAAATGGATCCTCTAGGCCTTTGCTTACTGGTGATGCTTTACTGTCATCGCCAGCTGGCATGTCTACAGGGTGGATAGCTTTGTCTTTGCCAACTTTGTGTAGTTCAGCTGATTCTTCTAGTTCTTCAGCTTCTTCTTCTAGTTCTTCTTCGTCAGCTTCAAAAGTAAATTCTTCTTCAACTTCTTCTTCGTCGTCGCCCATGTCCATGTCATCCATGTCGTCCATGTCGTCGTCCATGTCGTCGCCCATTAGCTTTGCAAATTCTGCTTTTAGGTCAGCTAGCGCATCTTCAACACTCATCATAGCATCTTCAACACCGCCTTCGCCGCCTTCTGCGTCGAAACCGTCATCTGCTGCTAGTTCCATGTCTGCGTCTAGTTCGCCTTCATCTTCATCTTCAGCTTCACCGAATGCTTCTTCAGCTTCGATTTCTTCGTCTGCTGTTTCAATGTCGTTTAGGAAGTCATCTGATTCTTCATCGCCAAATGCTTCTTCTAATTCTTCTTCTGCGATGTCATCTTCAACGATTTCATCTTGCTCAACAAGATCACTCCAGATCTCGCGAGCTTTTTCAACAAAAGCCTCATGTAGTAGATCTTCAGCTGATGCTGAATCACCGTTCACTAGGCTTTCAATGATCTTTGTATAACGATCTTGAGCTCTCATTGTTAAATCTCCTTTTCTATATAGGTGTAGGTTATAACATTATTATTTAAGACACTTTGGTTCAGACCATAACGAAATGCGGTTAAAACCGCGATTTTGATATAGTCTTAAAATTTATTTATAAAATAAGCGTTTTATTCAGCGTCTCCAGGACTATACATATCCTTAAATTGCTCTACTTCTCGCTGATGTTCAGCACGTTTCATTTCACGACTATTGCGCATTTTATTAATATGCTTTAGCGTTAAACGTGGGCGGCGAGTGTCATCAATTTTCCAAGTGCCATACTCGTCATCTTCTGCTTTACGTGTTCCGTTATCTACTTCTTTAAATCTCATTTTCTGCTCCCCCTGTGGTGCCGCCAAGTGGTGATTCACCGCCTGCTTCAATATCTAAATCTCCGCCTAGGTCCTCGCCCTCTTCGCCAGTATCAAATTCTGTTGGTTCAAACCCTTCAACATCACCGGCGCGGACACCTAGCCCACCTAGTTCACCTTTGGCATCAAACCCGTCTGATCCTTCGTGATCTCCACTTTCTTCACGCCACATGCGCTCGTTTTCTTTAATCTCATCTTCGTTCAAGCCCAAGTACTTGCTGAATAGGAATCTACGGCTTAGATAACTTACGCCTTCTAAGCTACCAAATACACTGGCACGTGCTGCTTCAATTTCAATCTCACGGTACTGACTAAAGCTCTGTGGCTCAGTAAAGTGTAAGTCAAAAAGACTACTTGGAATTTCAATACCTTTGTGTTTAAGGAAACGTTTAAATTCTTTATCTAAACTTGGCTGTAGAACTAACTGTAGTCGCTCACAATATTTACTGAAACGGAATTCCTGAATAAGTGCCGTTCCTACTTTACCGTCTTGATATGTTGCCGTACCATCCTCTGGACCTGTTGGTAGATAGCTACTTGGAATACGTAAACCACGCATTAGTTTGTTGTTGAAATACTTTAGGTCGTCAATCTCACCCAAGTTGTCGCCGCCTGGCAACACTTCAACTTTACTACCACGCCCTTCTGCGGTTTGAGCGAAGAAATAGTCTTCCATAATACTTAATGGGTTGTATGCTGCATCAATAATATTTGTGCCACCGCCTGTTTTATTTGGAATACGTGTCTGGTGTACTTCGTTCTTAACACGCTCAACAAAACCCATTGCTTTGTGTGCTGGCATGTTACCAACGTCAATGTAGAACACACGGCGCTCTGGCGCACGTTGAACACGATAGATAATAATACTATCTTCCAGTAGTTCCTTTTGCTTGTATACTTTAAAAATGCTGTCTAAGATACTATTGCCAAATGGCCAGTTAGCACTCATACCATCTGTTAGTGCAATGTGTACAACGTGTGCTGCGTCAACTGCATACTCAGTATTGTTTGAACTATAGCCGCCCTGATAAACACCTGATTGTGCTGACAGTGCTGTAGTAAATGACGTTGAACCTGCACCAGCCATGTTGTTTAGCTTTTTAGTATCAGTAGTAACTAAATCTGTTAAATTTAGGTTGATATTTTTTATCATATACTGATCAATTTCTTTGCCTTTGCTCTCGTTGACAATGGCTTTGCTCACATCAGCTGGATCAACCCAGATTAGTTTATATGTCTCTGGATCACGAATAAACAACTGATCGCCGTATTTGATAGATGAACGGAATACCCCAAACATTCTGCGTTCCCAATCATTAATATTGCACCACTGATTCAATGCTGTAGTGATAGCATTTACTTCGCTTTCAGTTGCATCATCCTTGTAATGTATTTCAAAAGGCAGGCGGGTGTCTGGATTTGTTTGTGTGGCAAATTCAGCGATAGTATCCAGTGCTGCGTTAATCTCACTGTCCATATCCATTTGGTCATACTGTGTATAACGCTCAACACGATTAGGCTGCCCGGAGTAAACCTCAGGCAACCAGCTTTGCCATCTATTTGCTCTAGCACGAATTCCATTGCTAGGCTCGTATTTTGTAAAATGCTTTTTCCAGCTCATCAGGGGTATACCTTTAATTATAGTGTATTTAGCAAAAAAATAATTATGATCTCAGTGGATCATTCAGTCT